AATTCATTGCACAAGCATTCATCACCATGAAGCTTGGTACAGCATGATTTGGTACATCCGATGTACCAAATTTGTACCATCGTTGCACCAGGGCGACCGGCCCAGTACCCTATCGGCCGACGTACCAGACCCACCGGCCAGGACGCGAAAAAAATAACCTACGGTATTGACGCCTCCGCCGATGGACGGTACACATACGACAACAAATTCGCGTCGGCACACCACCGCAAGCGATTCAGGGAAACAAGGACCGTAGGAGTAACCGCATGGCTTTAAATTCAAGTTTAGGGTTTGCCCAGTTCGCCCACCGTGAACACCTGATCCATGACTTTCTCTCTACCGCTGAGCCGCCACCTGCACCGCCCACGCTTCAAGAGCTGCGATCACAGCGCAAGGCCAAGAAGAGACAACTTCGAGAGTTGCAGTCACTTAGCCCCGATCAAATAGAATTCAACACCCCCGCGATATCGCGCCAGACCGAAGACCTCAAGACACTTGAGGATCAAATGCGCGAAGCACTTGGGATAGATAAGCCGGCCCCGCAAGAGCGGCCGGATTTATTGCTCGCGTCATTCGAGTTTCAAACAATACCCAATGCCACACCGCCGACGCCCGGTATTGAGCAGGCCAGCGAAACAGCCAAGCGGCAGGCCGCGCTTGAGAAAGAGCTGCGCGCTACTCTTGGCGTTCCTGCCCCCTCTATAGAACCACCACAGAAACCGGTTGGCCCCCGCACATTTGTGAAGCGGCGCCAGGAAGTAATGCTCCAGGTTCGCCGCCGCGATGGGTCGGAAATTCCGTTCTATCACCTGGACACCTGCAATAGTTCTCTAGAGGCGGAAATCAACGCAGCCAAGAAGGCGCGCAGCTTTGGCCTGACAGTTTTGAAGACCATCAGCGCGACCATTAAAGAAGTGGAATGCACAGTGGGAGCGGCTTAGATGAACAGAGACCACATATACCTCCATGTGATCCGGCAGCACATCGAATTGTTGGCCGAGGACGAGCGAATCAAAGTCATGCGGCTGGTCGATCAATTGCAAGCGGCGGTTGATGCGGCGGGCGATAAGGCCGTCGCATCGATGGCACTCACGCTAGTGTGCGCGCGTAACTTGATTGACATTACAAGTGTGGGGGAATGATGACGCGAAACGAATACAAGCTCCAACGCTTGTTGGGCGATATCGAATTGCTAGAGCAACCCTATCGTGCATTCGTTGAGGGACATGCGGATTCGATCCGCAAGATGATTCATGAGGCTGGCAATGACCGGCATCTTGTGTTTGTCGCGCTGGCACTTGTCAGCGCTGAGCAGATGGTCAGCTATGGCGGGACGCAATGATGAATAAAAAGGCGCAGAACCTATTAGTCCTGGAAGAAGTAATTAGCCATTTTGTATGGCTAACGATGGAGCAGCGCGACGAGGTGAAGAACCTGTTGCAACAGATAGATGACCTAATCGAATCAGCGAGCGACGTGAGTGTCGCGGCGGCGGTGCTTAGAATCATCGGCGCGATTACTGTCGCCTCTTCGGTTCACCCAAAAAAACTGGCTGACAAAACCAAACAATCCAACTAACCCAAACCCAACATGGACGGCACCGTCATGGCATCAATCGCTGACTTCAAGGCCGCTGAGCGCGCGCTCGCAATGCAATTCACGGCCTTCGAAGAAATGAAACAAAACCCGGAACTTAGGAAGGCGCTAGAACTTGACGCGGCATTAGAGGCATTTTGCACCGAGCATAAGACATCGCGTGCGGCGCTCTATGATTTGCTGGCCCTGGACATCGAGCCGCAAAGAAAGCAAGCCAAGAAACCGGCAGCCACCCCCGCCAAACCGGCAGCATCAAAGCCAGCCAAGAAGCAAACCGCTAAGCCAGCCGCTAAGCGGGCGGCCCCTATTATGAAGATACGGGTTTTCGCAAACCCGCATACCGGCGAAGAGCTAACCGTGCGTGGCAATCGCGACGGCAAGTTCAATCAATGGAACATACAGTATGGCGCTGATGTAGTCCGGACCTGGAAAATTCGGGAATACGAAGCGCCACCGAAAAACCCATAACCGCGTAACGATAAGCCCGGCCCATCGCCGGGTTTATTGTTTCTTGAGTGCGACAACTGGAACGTTGGTGTTGTACCCGACGATGTTCGCGCTGGTCATGTTCAGCCCGGTCATGTCCATGCCCCGTGTATAAGACCCTCCCGGCAGTGAAGAGTCGTTGAACAATACGGCCGAGAGCGTGGTAGTGCCTGCGGCAATTTGCGTCATCGCGTCACTGATCGCTAAGCCGGCAATCTGCCCCAGGACCGACGCACTCGCCTGCGAGTAGACAGCCAGGGTTGGCGAGACGGACCCGTGCATTGCCACGTAATACAAACCAGGGTTGATGGTCACGGGAGAGCCGAGGGTAACGGCAACCCGGCCAGCCGAAGCGGTCGAAAGGTTCGCGCTCGCCACACACGTTCCCGGCTTGCCTGCCCCGAGGAAGTTATAAATTCCGATGTCCACCGAGGTCGCCGCCGATCCGGTTCGAACCGCGATCACAATGTCAGTGAACGTCAGGGCCGAATCGAGGTAGACCAAATTGAAATGTACGCGGGTCGCGCTGTTGAGCGTGGCCGTCGTATACCCGCCAGTGCCCGTGTAAAACGGGAAGTCGTTCAATGTCGCGGCAGCACTCGCCATGCCGGCCTGACTCCCACCAGCAGGCGTCGCCCAAGAAGGGACGCCGGCCGCCAGGGTCAAAACCTGCCCATTACTCCCCACCCCTAACCGGGTCGGTGTACCAGACGCACCGCCGTAAATGATGTCGCCACTCGTCGTCATTGGGTTGGTCATGCCAGCGGCAGCAGCGGCCCACGTCGGCACGCCAGCGGTCAACGTAAGAACGTGCCCGTTGGTGCCGGCCGCTAACCGAGTCGGTACGCCAGACGCACCACCGTAAATCACGTCGCCACTTGCGGTCATTGGGTTGACCATTCCCGCGTTCGCCGCCCACGATGGCACGCCACCCGCCAGCGTGAGAACGTGCCCGTTGGTGCCGGCCGCTAAGCGGGTTGCAACACCAGAGGCACCGCCGTAAATGATGTCGCCGCTACTGGTCATCGGGTTGGCAAAGCCAGTCGCGACCGCCCACGCCACCGCGCCCGCCACCGCCGTCAGAACATATCCGTTGGTGCCGATAGCCAGCCGTCCAGGCGTACCGCTTGCGCCACCAACAATCATGTCTTGCGAGGTGGTCATGGGGTTGGTCATGCCCGTCGTGACGGCGGCCCATGCCGTGCCATTCCACACGTACAGCGCGTTGTCGGCTTTGCTGTAGACCTTCAATCCCTCATGCCGCACGCCCATTGTGATTGCGGTCCCGCTCGAATCATTGCCCGGCACGAACACCCAGCCGGTCCCGAAATAACCAGCGAGGCAGTTCGCGCGGCCTGCCCATGCGCCGGTCGGACTGGCGCCGAGAATGTACGTGTCACCCTGCGCGGGGGAGCCGGGCGGAGTATTGAGCGCGACGCTGATAACACCGGTCTGCAAAATTTGAATCTGGTTGAGCGCGGTGTTGTGCGTGATTTCCGGTTGCGCTTGCTGGCCGGCAATGTAGCTGATACCGAGGTCGGCAGATGTGCTCATAAGTTCCTCACACGGTCGCGATGGCGGGGAAGCCCCGGCCGCGAACGTCGCTCAGTTGATAAATGCGAAGTGTGACCGGGTTGCCAGGGGTCAGCCCGTCAGCGGTTTGCTCGGCGGCGGTGTAACTAGCGGCGGGCGTGGTCGCGGAGATCGTCCGCACGACGCTGGCCCCGCTGTAGATGTCGATGGAATACGCCTCAGTCAGTTCGCCCAGAGGCACCGGGCCAAGCCCCAGGCCGGGCACTTGCAGACGGGTCCGACGCACCCAGGACAGCGACAGATTGTTCGAGCCGTCACGCGCTCCCGCAACGTGGACCGGCGAGCGCGGCATTTTGCCGACGCCGTTATTGGTGAAGGCCTGCGCGGTTGTATCGACTTCGTTCGTCAGCACGCTGACCGGTTTGAACAGCCGCGAGTAATACCAGTCGGCCGGGCCGAATTCGCTACGGCCGAGCGTGGTACTGCGCAGTAACACGAACACTTCGTTCGAGCCGTGCGTGACATTCGCCTCGGTGCCCAGGCGTCCGCGCAGCAGGTTGCTCAACGTGTACTGCCCAGGGCCAACCAGGGTCGCCGTTGCGAACTGAATCACTTCACCACCCTGGCCGGTCGCTGGCCCCAACCAGGCCGCATTGTAGCCAGCGATAACGAGGTCTTCGCTGATGCTCTCCAGGACCGAACCGGTATAGGCGAGCGTCACGGTTAGCGTATTGCCCCGGTCCCAGAAGGCTGTCGGGCCAACCGGCAGCGCGACCGGGACATCACCGATCACAGAGCGGACGCCAACCTTGCTCATGCTGGAATAGGACGAGCCGCCATCAATGGAGCGGCGCACATCAGCACCGCGCCAGCCGGCCGACGCGCCAGTGACCACCCAG